ATGAAGAAACTCGACGGTCTCAACACGAAACTAGACGAGGTGTCCGACAACATTGTTGGCCTCACCGTGTGGACGAAAGTCCACGACGCGAAACATGAACTAATGGAAGAACAGTCCCGTGGCGCTTGACTACCGCCAGACAGGCATCGACTACCGGCAAACCGGTGCGTCGTACCAGGGTTCGTTGGATGCTGCTGTAACCCCCGCCGTGGTGGCCGCGGTTACGGCAGCCCCGTCGCCAACCGTGGCTGGAGCCGCGGATGCAACCGTGGGTGTGGTTGCGGCGACGGCAGCGGTGCTGGCCCCAACGGTCAGCGGGGCCGCAGGGGTCAGCGCCGCCACAATCGCAGCAGTCGCAGCGGTTCCCTCAGCTGCCGCAGCAGGACACGCCGAAGTCGCAGCCGTCACGGTTGCAGCGGTCGCTGCCTCCCCAGCGGCACAAGCCAGCCAGACAGCAAACGTCACACCCGACACAATCCCCAGTCTCGTAGCGGTTCCGTCGCCCGACCAGGTGCGGCGTGTCACTTTGAACACGACAAACACGTTGCCGACGCTTGCGAAAGGCGAACCGGACTACCGGCCCCTGGCGGCAGCGAACATGCTTGCCCGCCACTACTCGCCACGCTCCAAAGGCGTCAACGTGTGGATCGCATCCGGGGCAGTCACCACGACTCAACCGGCAGACCCCGACACGATCACCCGCACGTTGCATGGAGGCCACGAAGGCCCCGACGATCTAACAGACACAGAAGCAGACCTGCTTGCCACAGCCGGCTACCGCATCGACGTGGAAGCCGCATGAACATCCTGAGGAGGATCAGTGGGCAAGCAGGAAATGAGCGACGCCGAAAGACAGGCGTTCGCTGAGAAGGTTCGTTCCCTGTCATTTTCGACAGGTGCAGCAAACTCGAATGTGGAACGCACCATGTCACGCGACATGGACGCATACAAGCGGATGCGGCGAGAAGGCTTACAACCACCCCGTGTAACCGGTTCCGCAGACCTCGAATCCCGTGCCGAGACTAAGATGGAAGTCGAAGCAGGCCAGATCGTGCGCTCAGACGCGGCACGAAAGGCCACCGAATCGTTGCTTGCCGAAGCAAAAGGCTAAGGCATGACAGCGCAAACGTGGATAGATCGAACCCGAGACCTACTGCTCTCAGGGACCGTCGAGGCAATCAACCGCCTCAACGCCGGCATCGACTCGTCTACGTCCACGCTGGTCACCGAGTTCGCCACTGGCCCTATTGTCGCCGGGTCCGTCATGGAGATCGGCACCGAACTCATGTACGTCACGTCGGTGTCAGGCACCACTGTTGGCGTGATGCGCGGTTACGGCGGTTCGGCAGCTGCGGCACATTCGGCCGCGGACGTGATCCGGGCCAGCCCGGCGTTTCCAGCGAACATGATTCTCGACGCCCTCAACGACGACTTGAACGACTTGTCGGCCCGCGGCCTGTACCAAATGTCCACCAAGACGTTTACCTACACGTCAGGCACCGACGGCTACGACCTCGCATCAGACGCCCTGGGTGTGCATCGGGTTACTTACACGGACCCGGGGACAGACAAGTCTGAACCCGAGGTGCGCGGTTGGGCGATCCGTCGCAACCGTGACACCGCGACGTTTGCTTCCGGTGGGGCACTTGTGCTGCAAGACATTCCAACGTCAGGGCAAACGGTTCGCGTCTAATACAAGGCACCGTTCACGACGCTCACGTCGGCAGCGTCCACACTTTCGTCTACAGGACTGCATACAGAGGCATACGACCTGCCTCCGCTGGGTGCGGCGTTGGCTCTAATGTCGTTCAAGCCGATTCAGCGCGAGTCGATTACGCATCAGTCGCCAACGCGGCGCGCCGAAGAAGTCCCATCGGGTGCCATTTCGGCTTCGATGCGTGACCTCAGGTTTAGGCGTGATCAGCGAATCGCGGCTGAAGCATCCAGGTTGGGCCAGTTGTACCCGACGACGTGGCTTCGTTCCGGGGAGTAGCCGATGGCTGTTGCCCCGCAGTACGACATTACCATTGACGGCCGCGGATATCTCGTTGACCTGACTGGTTTCCGCCGGCGCACCATCCCGGCGCAGAAAGAGCAGCGCGACACGGGCGGCGATGTTGGCGAAAACACGTTGTCTGATGTCGGCCAGTGGATACGGTCGCAAACAGATTGGTCGCACGGCGCAGGCCAGGAACATTACGACCTGAGCGACTCTGACCGTCGCCGCTTTCACACGTCAAAGAATGTTGACATCTTCACCAAGGGCCGCTTGTCGATGCTGAAAGCCATCGACACTAAAGAAACAGGGGCGAACACGAATCTGTACGCCCGTGTCGTCAACGGCACAGTGTTCTATTTCTCAGACGGCACCGACCTGAAATACGGCGACCCGAACGCCGCAGCAGACCCTGACTATTCGTCTACGACAACGCCGATGGGCGGCACGATAGAGGACTGGACTTCCGATGGCACCAGCGTGTACGCCGCGGTCGGTTCAGCGGTAAAGAAGGCGACTGTTTCGTCTACGACAACGGCAGCAACTATTGGAACTTTCCAAGCCAATGTCATCGAATACGCAAACGGTCGTTTGTTGGCTGCCGACGGTGCCCGCCTGGTCGAGCTGAACACCTCAGGAACAGTGTTGACGTTTGATAACACCCTGTCAGGCACCTGTGTTGCCCTCAGGGGCGGCCCACAGGCCCTATACGCTGCGCACAACATCAACGGGCAGGGAACCCTGTATTCGATAGGTGTGAGCGCCTCAGACGGCTCCCTAGCGTACCCTGTGCCGGCTGCGATTCTGCCGCAAGGCGAAACCTTTTCCGGGCCGTTCAGTGTAGATACTTTCGGAGACATCATGGTCGTCGGAACATCTACCGGTGTCCGCTTCGGAGTCATCAACTCTAACGACCAGGCATCCGTTACTTTCGGTCCCGTTATAGACGACGGCGGTGCCGCATACGGTGTACGCATTTCGGGCCAGTACGCCTACTGGGGAACCAAGAACGGTGACACCTACAAAGCCGATTTGACTATCTTCACCGACACATTGGTTCCCGCCTATTGCCGTTACCTGGCTCACGACTCATCGTCATACGGCAACGTGCAAAGCGTTGAAATGTTTGACAACAAGTTGCTGTTTACTGACAGCAACGGCGAACTGTACGGTGAGTCTTATGCAGGAACATTGTCAACCGCCGCCGAGCTTACGGTAGGCGTGGTTACGTTCGGAACAGTGGCTTCAAAGGTCGCTCGGGCCGTGTCGGGCAGGTTCTCTAAGGAACAGGCCACTTCTGGTTCAGGCGACTTTGACTACCGGTTGGCAGGCGTGGACTACCGGTCCGGTTCCTACAACTACCGCGGGTTGGTGGCTGGTGTGGCGGGCACCACCACCATCACCGTTACCGACGAAAACAACGAATCGACGGCAATGGTGTTGGCGACATCAGGCGGCGAAACGTCATACGGCGCAGTTGACCCGGCGTCAGAAACCTTCGTTGTCAACATCGGCCTTGCCAGAGGCGCCAGCGATACCACCTCGGGGCCGATTCTGGAACGCTGGTCACTAGATGCACGCCCCCAACCGGAACGCATCGAAGAAATCATCGCACCACTCGTATTGCAGGGAACAGTGTTGACCGCCCACGGGGCCGGCGCACCAGCCGCATACGACTCACAAGACCACTATCTGCATTTGCGTTCGCTCGTCACGGAAGCCAAAGCCGTCACCTATGAGGAGGGGGACAGGTCAGAGACCGTCACGGTTGAAGACTTGGAACTTGCACCCATCCGTTACTCGGATGACAACTCGTATTGGGAAGGCGTATTGACATGCCGGATGCTAACAGTCCCGTAACCCTCGCAGAGTTCGCAGCGATCCCGCGAAACAGGCGGCTCCCCCGCTGGTCCGACTGCCTTTCCGACGATGTCGTTGAACAGATCATGGCGTCTGGCGAGAAGGAATCCGAGATCACACAGTGGCTGCAAAAGATCGGGTACCCGGATGCGACGGTAGGCAAAGTGAGAACACTCGTCATGGATCGCGAACGTCAAGCAGTCCCGAGTGGTTGACACCCTGTCCGAGTTCGCTGACGCGGCTCCGATGCTCGACCGGCTCAACCGGATCGAGAAACAAGCCATCCGGGCCAAAACGGAACTGGCTGTTGTCCGCAAACAAAACAAGGCCCTCACCGACGAACTCGACGCCGCCGAAGCCCGTGTCGGCGCATACGAAACAGCAGCCAACAAGAAACCCCCGACATGGGTTTCCCCGAAGCGCCCCAAATCGAAATCATCAGCAACGGTGGTCGCTGTCCTGTCAGACACGCATTGGGACGAAGTAGTCGAAGTCGAAGAAGTAGGTGGAGTCAACGCCTACAACCGGCGCATCGCTGAACTGCGCCTCAAACGGTTCTCAAACAAAGTAATCGAGTTGTCCCGAGACTACGTCGCAGGCTTAGCCCTTGACGGTCTAGTTCTCATGCTGGGCGGGGACCTGGTCTCGGGGCACATTCACGACGAACTAGTCGAATCCAACGAAGCGTCCTCGTTGGCGACTGTTGTTCACTGGTCGGCACAGTTGGCTGCTGCGATCAAACAGTTGGCTAACCATTTCGGTTCCGTGCATGTGCCTGTAGTTGTCGGCAACCACGGACGGATGAAACCCGGCAAGCCCCGCATGAAGGGTCGTGTCACCGACAACCTCGACTGGCTCCTCGCAACAATGTGCGCGAATCATCTCAAAGACGATCCACGCATCACCTGGCAGATAGGCGAATCAGCCGACTGTCTCGTAGACGTATACAACACCCGGTTCCTGCTCACGCACGGAGACCAGGTGCGAGGCGGAGGAGGCGGCATCGCCGGCCTGTTCCCGCCAGTGTTCCGAATGAAAGCCAAGAAAGCAGTCAACACCGAGTTCGACTGCATGGTTATCGGACATTTCCACCAGCTGATTCTCGCTGCCGCGACCGGCCTCGTAGTCAACGGCACCGTCAAAGGCGCAGACGAGTTTTCCCGCATCGGCCTCAACTGCGCCGACCAGCCCCCACAGCAGGCATTCATGGTTGTCACCCCAAAATATGGGGTGTCGATACAGGCCCCGATCTATGTCGAGGACCGTGCAAAGGAGAAATGGTGAACTTTCCATCAGACGCATTCGAGCGGCTTACAGCCACAGCACTACAGGCATTCCTGTCAGTGTTCATCATCACTGACCTCGGAACCGCTGAGGCCGGGCTGATTGCCGCTGCCGCTGCTGCCTTGTCGCTAATCAAGTCATGGCTGGCCCGCACCACGGGAACCGCGGGGACTGCTTCCCTCGCTGACTAAAACCCGCTACACCACTCGGGGGGGATTGACACGTCGCATGTCCTTCGTGTAGTGTGGGACACCTAAACAAAGGGACCGAGTCGGCACCAGCAGAAACATGGGGTTATAGAGGCAATGGTTTCTCGCCTCTAAACCCTGACCTGGGTTTCAGGGTTTGACGCTGGTGTCGTGGTCCCCCCGCCTATTGCCTTTGGGGGTTTGCCATGAGTAACGGAGATTACACCGAACCGGGTTTGGTTGCTAGCACCACGCTGGCTTTCTTGCGTGCGGAACGTGATGCTCAGGGTCCGAAGCCGACGGCGTTGGGTACGTCGATGCGTGCTTCGGCTGCGATGGGGTGTGAACGTCAGTTGGCGTTGGATGCGGCTCGTGTCCCTGAGTGTGAGGACATCGGGTACGAGACGCTGCTGGCGTTCAGGCTGGGTGACGCTATTCACGATTTGGTGCAGCGGGGCGTGGCTGCCATGTTCCCGGATTTTGTGGCCGAGGTGCCTGTCGATTTGAGGACGTTTGGTTTCGACGTGTCGGGATCGGCTGACGGTGTGTTGATTGAGGGCAGCGAGTTGACGGTCCATGAGATAAAGACGATGGGCGGGTGTGCGTTCAACATGGCGGTGGAGGCGGATGCACCGAAGTTGGAGCACATTTTGCAGGCCGGGATTTACGCGTACGGGTTGGGGGCGTTGGCGATCCGGTTCATTTACATCTGCAAGGAAACAGATTACCGGAAGGGGTACCGGCCGGGACAGACGCTGGAGTTTCGGTACCAGATGGGCGACATGGTTGCTGAGGCTGGCGACACGGTCCAGTCGTTGGTGGAGAACGAGCTGATGCGTTTGCAGCGCATTTCAGAGTCGGTGATTGATGGTGTGATTCCACCTCGGGACATTCCTGGTGTGGGTTTGGTGGAGTCTCCGCCTCGTTACATGGGGAAGGGTCAGCCGTGGAACTGTCGGTATTGCCGGCACAACTCGACTTGTCGGGTGATGGAGTCGGGGCCTGTGCCTGTCGAGTTTGCTGCGACGCATGTTCAGGAGTCGTGGAATCCGCATGCGCCTGTGGAGGTGGCGGCGTGAGTCGGCATGTGGAGCGTCGGTTGCGGGGCGTGGTGCTTTGCGACGGTTGTGACACTTATGTGGGTCGCAACTTGTTGGCGGGTGAGAAGTACGGCGGGTGTTGCCCGGTGTGTGGCCTCAAGATCGAGGAGGTGGCGTGATGGCGCTGACCTTCGATGGTGACACTTGCGTGCCAGAACTCGATGAGAAGCGCCTGTCTACCCAGTTAGTGGCGGTCAGGGACCTGATGGTGGATGGCCGGTGGCGGACGTTGCCGATGATCGCTTCGGCTGTCGGGGCGTCTGAAGCATCGGTGTCGGCTCGGTTGCGTGACCTGCGGAAACCCCGGTTTGGGTCGTGGGTTGTGGATCGTCGCCGCGTGACGGCTGGTTTGAACGAGTACCGGGTGTCGGTGCCTGATGAGGATGGTCAAGCAATGTTGTTTGAGGCGGTTGGCTGATGGCTGGCGGAAACTTCAACTTGCAGGACTATGAGGAAGTCAAGGATCGGTTGCCGAAGTTTTGGGCGGCGCATCCTGGTGGCCGGATTTTCACCGACATGATCAAACACGACGAGGATTTGGGTGTTGTCGTGTTCAAGGCTTCGCTGTACCGCGACGGTGAGACTTCTCCGTTTGCTACGGGGTGGGCGCGGGAACTGAAGGGCGACGGGTTTGTCAATAAGACGAGCCATGTTGAGAACTGTGAAACGTCTGCGATTGGGCGGGCGTTGGCGAACGGGATGCTGCTGGATGGTTCCATGCCGCGTCCTAGCCGTGAAGAAATGTCGAAGACAACTAAGGCAGCGGGGTCGAGGGCTAGGCGACCCGAAGTCAACCAGGAACTTCCCTCCAAAAAGGTTGACGGCCCCGCTGCCAGTACGAACGATGACGACGACCTGCATGTCGAGGTGCAAAAGGTTGCGGCGCGCGCACAAGACATGGGGGTAGCGCCTCCCGAGTTGTTGAAGATTGCTGCCAAAGCGCTGAACCGGGCGGTGTCTAGGGGGTCTGATCTCACGTCTTTTGAGGATGTGGAAGCGGTCAGCAGAGCGTTGGATGCGTTGGAAACCAAAGAGGAGGCGTTTTAGTGACGTTGCGGATTCAAGGGCACGGCCGGCTGGTCGCTGACCCGGAGTTGAAGACGGTGGGTTCGTCCCGCCAAGTGGCGAACATGCGGATCGCTGCCCACAACAAGAAAGGCAAGGACGGCAAGTCGGAGGCGTTGTTTATCGACGTTGAGGCTTGGGAAGACCTAGGGGTCAACTGTGCTGCCGAGCTTCGCAAAGGCGACACGGTCGTGGTTGTTGGCCGGTTGCAAGAAGACCAGTGGGTCGGCAAGGAAGGCGACGACCGGAAGAAGTCGAAGATCGCTGCTGATGATGTGGCGAAGGCTGTGTCTCGCTGGCCTGAGGATCGGCCTGCTGTCAAGACTGAGCCCGCTGAGGATCTTTGGTAGATGTCGTCTTCAGCCAACAAGGCGAAAGGCACCCGGTTCGAGACTGAGGTG